GAAATGCATTAGCAATACGCGAAGAAGCATTAACAGACTCAGTTACACGAATTGAATTAATTAAATTAGAAATGGAAACTAATAGTGACATCGCCGCAGAAATCGGACCATTGAAATATATTGCAGAGTTAACCGGTAAACGTATAGATGAAGTAGTTAATTGGTTTATTATTGCATTAATGCTAGTATTCGATCCACTAGCAATTGCCCTTGTAATATCAGCCAATGTTGTATTTTCCAAACCTAAAGATGATGTGCCACCTAAACCAGAAGGTGGACTAAATGATAGACCAGATGTAAAACGAGCTATGGAAATGGCAGCTAAACTATCCGAGGGACATGAAATAGATGAGGATGAACCTACGGCATTAGCTTTTACACCTTATGATGATTATGATGAAGAATGGGATGATGAAGATGCAACCGATCAGATTTTAAATCATATGGTCAATGAGATAGAAAATGAGATCCCTCGCGAGGAGGAGGTAGGTGAAAGTGAGGAGGAGAGAAAAGCCCAGAGTGTTAAAGCCACAACTCCTCGTCCTACCGGAAAAACACGAAGCGTATCTAGTTATTAATTCAAACATAAAATCATGCAAAAGAAAAACAAGTACAAGTTCAAAACAAAAACTGTTAAAGGCGAATCTTATATTCAATGTCGGGCATCGCAAGTAGAAGATAAGTATTACTTATATAAGCCATGCGAGAATTGGGTTAAGCAAAATAAAGATATAGTTGCTGTATTATGCTATCAATGCGTTAATAAACTCACATCCAACTAAAAAAGTTTTGGAAAATGTAGTATTGCCAATTTGATTATTTGAAACTTATTTCTTATATTAGATATCTAAAAACAACTAAAAGATAGGGATATGAAGCTTAAAGCCGAACAAATACAAGAAAATTGGAATAGACTTTTATCGATTATTAAAGAAACGTTTCCAGAAAGAGCTAATGATTTAATTAAGCTATATGAAGAACATGAAGAGCGCATCATGATGATGCCGGCCTCGAGTATAGATCATTTTCATAATGCTTTTCCTGGTGGATATGTTGATCACATTCTTCGAGTATATGATTGTGCATTAACCGTACATGAATCCTGGATGAACATGGGAGCTGATATGAATGGTTATAGCCTTGAAGAACTTAAATTTGCAGCTATACATCATGATCTCGGTAAAATTGGATTTCCGGGAGATGGAAATGAAGTTTATATTCCAAATGATTCTGAATGGCATAGAAAGAATCAAGGTAAGATTTATAAAACAAATCCTAACAATCCATTTACTATGGTACCTGATTTAAGTCTTTGGTTACTTCAACATTATGGTGTACGAGTTACCTGGAATGAATATCAGGCTATTAGAATACATGATGGATTATATGATGAAGGTAATAAACCATACTACATTAGCCGTACTCCAGAATCTAAACTGCGTACTAACTTACCATTGGTACTTCATCATGCGGATCATATGGCAGCCAGGATTGAATATGAACGTTGGAAATCTGGAGAAGATAATACTCCTAAAAAAACTCCAGTTAAAAAAGTTAAAGTAACAAAAGTATCAACATCAGAGCAATCTGTAGATGATATATTTAAAGGATTATTCGAATGATAGAAGTTGGTATTATATTAGTAGAAACTGCTTTATTAGTTAGTGCTGGATTAGTAGGTGCTAATTTGCTACGTAAACTTGAAGCAGCAGAGGAATATGTTGAAGAACTTGAAATCTCAAATGAATCATATGAAAAATTGTTCTTATCATTGAAACAAAAAGCAAATAACAATTATTCATATATACGCCAATTGGATAGAATTGGTTCATTTGAGGCCGACGATGAGACGGGTGTAATCTTTAAGAATCTTAAAGATATTGTAGCAGAATTGAACGGAGAATTCGATGCCGCGGAAGAAAACTAAACATTTATATTTTACACAGGAAACGGAAGATGCTATAGTCTTATATAACAAAACCGAAGATCCTGTATTACGTTCTAAAATATATAAGGACCATATTAAGTATCCATTTGAAAAGCTAGTTGAAAATATCATACATACTTTCAAGTTTTATTATTTCGATGTACCATCAGAAGATGTTCAAAATGAAGTAATTGCATTTTTAAATGAGAAAATACATAAATTCAAATCCGGAAAAGGAAAAGCATTTTCATATTTTTCTATCATAGCTAAAAATTACCTTATCATACAAAATAATACAAATTACAAACGTCTTAAACGTCGAGGTGATTTATTAGAAGTTGATGAAGAACGTAATCTATCAGCCGAAGCTAGCTATTCAGATTATCAGGAACAATTAAGTGATTTTGTAGATTTATATATCAAATGGTATGATGCAAATATGAATACTATATTTGTAAACCGTAAAGATATCGCAGTTGCAGATTCTGTATTGGAATTATTTCGAATTCGAGAAAATATCGATAATTTCAATAAGAAAGCATTATATATCTTAATAAGAGAGCGTACCGGATTTAAAACTCAAAATATTACTCGAGTAATCAACGTTATGAAATCCGATTTCAAACGTATGTTTATCAATTATCAAGAAACTGGATATATTCATCAGAATTCATTTTAACCATATTTATTAATAAAGGTTAACATGAATACTGATTTTGAATTATTCAGCGGTACTACTTTTTCGGATTTAATGAAAGATATATATCATAATTCAAAAAAGAAGGACCGACAAATTAATACCCTTATTAAGGAATTGCAGCCGCTTATTAAGAATATCGGCGATGCTACCATCATAGCTCCTATCATTAAAGAGTATTTAGACGTACAAGTAAAAAATGATGACCATCTAATTAAATTAGCTGCTGTAGTACAGCGATTAGTATCAGCATCATCACGTAGCGCAGATGGTTCCGGTGGTGATGAATTCGGGTTATCAGATGCAGAGCGAGAACGTTTAATGCAGGCTGCTGAAGAAGAATTAGCTCAAATTCAGCGAGAGAATGAGGAGAGCAAGTGAATGCTAACTTCTTTTATGCAGAAGTAGTAGAAACTCCAGATGATTTTGGACAACGTTTTAAAGGACCGGATAATCCGGTACCGGTGCCAGAACAAGCGCCCGAGATCAATAACCTAATATCCGTACGGCCTTTAAGCTCACGAAATTCAAGTATTATTAATGGAGTGCGGCCACTCAATAAGTATGGATTTACTGTACCTATAATAGGTGAAATAGTATTGATATGTACCGGACCAGGAGAGGCTACGGACACTTTGGTATATGATACACAATACTATTATGTTAATACCGTCAATATATTCAATAACCAAAACATCAATCCAACCCCAGGTACCTGGTGGTTTAAAGCCGCAAATGACAATCGTACAGAACAGTTCGATTGGAAGACCGGTAAGTGTAAAAGCTCACCATCATGGGAGGAGGATGACCGTGTATCGTCCTTACAACCATATGAAGGTGATATCATATTTAGTAGTCGATTTGGTTCTGGGTTAAGATTTTCAACTAGTTGGGCAAAAGGACGTACGGACTATTCAACTAAACCATGTAGCGTATTTCAAGGTGGTAGCAAATCACCAATCACCATTTTATCTAATGGATGGAAAAAAGATGGTGATAATAAAAGTGTTAATGAAGATTTCGAGTCTACAAAAAGTTTGATAGTTTTAACTAGCAATCAGAAGCTACCAAACTTCAAATCAGCTCAATCTAATTTAGGAACCGTTGCAGGTGTACAGCCTAGTTCTACATATAATGGTGCGCAAGTAGTTATTACATCTGATAGACTATTATTCAATAGTAAGAAAGATGAGGTTATACTATCTGCTAAAAAGACTGTAACCGTTGCAACCCCGAATTGGGCAATGGATCTAGATGCTTTATTTACAGTATTAGAGGATTTAATTACATTGTTACAGGAACAGGCTTCTGCTAGCCCACAATACCAATATCTAACAGGTACCGGTCCAACAGTAGGTGCTCCGGGAGCAGTTCCTGAGTTGACGCTTTTATTAGGTCAGATTAAAGCAATGCGACAATAATGCCGGCACAATGGAATACATTTGAACAAGCAGTAGCTACTTATTTCAGAACAGCTCCTGCTACTGGTGCTAAGGATGCTGCGAAATTTCTAGCAACGCAATATCTAATTGCAACGGCACCGGCGCAAACACAATTTGGTCAAACCACATTAGTACCTAAAATTGATATCTTAATACAAGCCTTCGAAGGTGTATTTAGTGCTAATGAAAAGTCAACAGAATCAACAACACCAAGATCATATTCTGGTTTAGCTAATGGTATAATAAAGTATTGGAGTCCGGGAGGTGTTATACTTAATCCATTTCCCGCAGCCCCACCTACGATAGCACCAGTAGTAGCAGGATTCTTTATTCCAAATATACAATTTAATGATATTATGGATCAAGCAATGGCTGATAGTACTATTCCTATAAACGAAAATACATTGCGAAATGCAATTACCGATGGACCGGTTGTTGGTGACCCTCTAGTTGCAATACCCAGTCCTATAGTATTATTTCCAGGCGCGCCGCAACAATTAGAAGCAGAATTAATGCTGGCATTTACTCCAGGAAACACTCATGAACAATCAGCTCAATTATTAGCTCAGGCATTCCGTAATCATTTATCAACGCTGTTTGGAATCTATATAGGATTCATGCCACCAGGTAGTACATTACCAATAAACATTGTTACCTGGTCAGGAATCACTTAAACTACACGATACATATATTTATAAAAAAGGAAGAATTATGGACAGTAAATTATTTGTCAAGGTTATGCGAAAACTAATTAATGAAGAATTGCGTAAAGTAATGCGTGAAGAGTTACGTTCGGTTTTAAATGAGCAAAAAATAGATCATAAGAAAAGCATGAATCATGGATTGCAAATGTATCAAGAAGCTCAAGTGCCAAAATCTAAACCCAGAAAATCTGATATTACTTTTACTAAAGATTCGATACTCAATGATTTGCTAAATGAGACGGCAATGACAATGAACCCTGGAGAATTATATGGTGATACTCCAATGGTATCACAGGATACATTGTCTTTTGGTAGTAATGACGCTCAGGGATTCGGCATGATGCGTAATGGATATGCACCAACGCCACCGGTAACTGATATCAATAATAATCCGGTTAATGTATCAAATGAAAAAGTAGCTACGGTTGTTAATAATATTACAAAAGACTATTCCGCGTTAATGAAAGCAATCGACAAAAAGAAAGGTATATGATAAGTGGCAAGAGAAACGTTTAGATATCAGCCATTAGACCTCGAGCCAGATGTAGGTATTGGAGTTGCATTACCATTTAATAATTCAACAGGTGGTAGGACTGCAACTCAAGGATATAATTCCAACACCGGTGGTGCTAGTGTTTTCTCTACTACATACACTACTGAAGAACAAGCTATATCTAATCTTAAAAATCTGCTATTAACTCGCCGCGGTGAAAGAATAATGTTACCGACATTCGGAAGCCCGGTACCAGATTATGTATTTGGAAATATTACCGCCGGTGGTGGAATTGCTATATCTCCAGATGAAGTATCTGATATTGAAGGTGATTTAACAGAAGTAATTAATTTTTGGTTACCTTATATTATACTAGATGAAGTTACCGCGGAAGTTTATCCCGATGAACATGTAGTAAGAATTAGTATAGTATTCCGAGTAACTGAAAACGGTGCTAACCGACGAATTGTATTATTTCAGTCCAGTACTGCGGCTGATATTATAGAGGAATAAAATGCCGCAATATGTAGAAAAAGATATTAAATACCTTAATAAGGACTTTGGTCAGTTCCGCGCGAACCTGATAAACTTTACTAAGAACTATTTTCCTAACACCTATAATGATTTCAACGAGTCATCTCCAGGTATGATGTTCCTCGAGATGGCATCATATGTAGGTGATGTGCTTTCATATTATACGGATTATGCATTAAAAGAAACATTGTTACCATATGCACAGGAAACCGAAAACATGTTACGGTTATCACAGTTTTATGGTGTACAAACACGAAATGTCGCTTCTTCGGTTGCTAAACTAGATATATATCAAACCGTACCAGCAATTGGTACTGGAACTTCTGCAAGACCGGATTTCCGATATGCATTAGAAATAGATGAAAACATGATTGTAAGCACTAACGATGGAACAAAATTCCGTACATTAGATGTAGTTGATTTTCATCAGTCTGGTAGCAATTCTGGATTAGACATTTCAGTATATAGTATCGATGGTGCCGGTAATGTTGATTTTTATCTTCTTAAGAAGCAAGTAGATGTTATTTCCGGGCAACAGAAAACAGTAACATTTACATTTGGAGATCCAAAAATATATGATAAAATAGTATTGCCAGATGATAACATTATTGAAATTGTAAATGTAACAGATGATTCAGGTAACCGTTGGAGAGAGGTACCTTTCTTAGGCCAGGATACTATATTCGAAAGTATACGTAATATATCGTTTAATGATCCGGAATTATCTGTTAACAGATCAACAGCACCATATATACTCAAATTAACACGTACACCATATCGTTTTGTTAGTCGGTTACGTGATGATGGCAGAGTTGAATTGCAGTTTGGCGCTGGAATTAGTAGTGGAATTAACGAGGCTATAATTCCAAATCCAACGAACGTCGGGTTGGCCTTACCTGTTATTTCTCGTACTACCGATACCGCCTTAGACCCCTCTAATTTCTTGTATACAGATACGTATGGTACCGCGCCCAATAATACTACGTTAACGGTTACCTATACTATAGGTAAAGGATTAAATGATAATGCAGGTGCCAATGAAATTACGAACATTGATTCTGTAACATATTTAACTACAGTTGATAATGTTGATGCGACTTTGCTTCAGAATGCAAAAGATAGTGTTGCAGTAAATAATCCTACACCGGCCACTGGCGGTTCGAATTTACCACCAGTAGAAACGTTGCGTCAAAATATAATTGGTAACTTTGCATCTCAATATAGAGCAGTAACAAAAGAAGATTATTTAATGCGTATATACGCAATGCCTGCTAAATATGGTAGTATAGAAAAAGCATATATAGCTCCAGATAGCCAGCTGGATACAGCAGATAGAGAATATCCACGAGATGTAATTGCAAACCAATTGGGATTAGATCTTTATTTGTTAGGATTTGATGCTAATAAAAATCTAGTACCTGTTAATCGAGTAGTAAAAGAAAATTTACGTACTTATTTATCTAACTATCGAATGTTAACGGATGCATTAAGTATTAAGGATGCATTTATCATTAATATTCAAATTGAATTTGAGATTATAACAAGACCTGATTATAATTCCAATGAAGTATTATTGAGATGTTT